CCTGGACAATATGCCCAATGTCACAAATCGTGGAATGCTGGCAGGCGTTGCACCGTATCCGGCCTCGTAAGTCACCTTTACTGCGTCCGGCCTGTCCGCCAAATCCGTTGGCCATGAAAAGGCAGGCTTTGGAATGATGAAAGCACCGGACTTCATTATTTTGGTGTCGTATTCGCTGCTGCTCCACTCTTGCTCCGCTCCATCACTATCCACATACTTTACAGATGTGATAGACTGAAAAGGGGCAATTCTAAGCCAAAGGGGATCGCTGATAAATACTGGAAACTCGCTGTGGTACTCTTCGATCGTCTTAGAAAGTAGCGCACACGCATACTGATTCTCTACATAGGAACACTGCGCATAAATTAAGCCCTCCACATAAGCGTCATCATGCGCCAATTCATCCATACGAAGCTGCTGCCGTGCGTCCTCAAGAGGTACGGGTAACTTAGCAGATTCGGTGGTGACTTTGTAGCCTGTGTAGGTGTTAATCATTTGTCTCGTCTGTCCGTTAGTGTGATCCGTGCCTGAAAAAAAGGGTAAATAGTGCCATTCGCAAGTGTTACGCGCAAGTCTCCGTAGTATGTTTCGTCTACGTTGAAATCTGGCGTTCCTGTACCATTTTCGGGGCTAATAGTCATTATTCCGCTTGCTGGAGTAGTCAGCACAATGCCAGAGCCACCCGTTGCATACGTCTTAATGGTACTACCGCCCGCGTCAATTATCACAAAAATGACCGTTGCCCCTGTAATGTCCAGCCCCACGCCATCCTCCAAAACCGTCACATTGAACGGCACTGTGCGCCCTTTGTACCACTGCATAGTGATCCTGGGCGGTGAAAGGTCTAAGCGTTGGGCGTCTGTGGTCATTTCTTGCGTTTTTCAAACTTTGTAGATCGCTGCTCCGGTGTCTCTGGTTGTGGTTTAACCACGCCGCCCAAAAGGACGGCGTGGTTTCCACGAATCAAATCTTTTGCCCGATCTTCAGAGCATTCGACTTCTGTCCCTTGCCCGTAGGAAAAGTCAGTTCCAACTACTGAATTGATGAGCCGTATCTTAACCATAATTAGGCCGTTACCATGTGTTTGACTGCACCTGCATTGATCAATTCCCCGTCAAAGCGCATTACGCCACGGAAACCAACCAAGCCATTTTCGGCGTACAATTCATTCAAGCGGGTTACGCTCATATCTTTTGCGATACGAATGATATATTTGCTGAAATCGCCGCAAAGCATGATTTTTGAAGCGGTGTTTATTGTACTGTCCATCCCTTGATTGATCCAGTATCGCGTACTGTCAATGGTGTCTGGCTGACCATCGCGGAATGACGGGGTCCAGAGTGGTCGGCCTGTGGTGTCAACCAATTTTTTCAGGTACAGAAGTACCGCATCATTAAACATAAATCCAAAATTTGGACTATTGCGATACGCTGGGTCGATCGAGTGTTTGAGGTCAAGAACCTCTAACAATGTGATAGCCGTTGCCGATGCGGTGGTTTTTCCCGCTGAGGTAGCGGTTACAATTCCGTTGGGATCACCCGTACCGTCGCCCAATGTGCATTCCTGGTTCATAATGCGGCCAAAACGTGGCGCAAAAGCCGCCGCAATTTCGCCCTGAATGTCATACGCCGCGTCTTGCAAAAGCTCCTCCGAGACCTTAATCATAGAGGTGTACTTATAAGCGTCCAAGCGCTTTTCTGTGAAGGTCAAGTCAGCTACAATGGTGGCTGCCGCTTCTGCTGTTTTTGCAGCGAGTGTGGTGGTGTCATCCTCTGAAGGCCAGTAAAGTGTATTGCCCCCAGCCGTGCGAATGATGCGAGCCGCTTGCATAATGCCGGAATAATCAAGCATAAGGCGCTCAATTTCAGGCTGCCATGTATCGGGCACAAGGAAGCCACCAAGGCCGTCAGTGCCGACTACCTGCGTGGATGTACCACGCGTTTGCAAAAGGCTGCGCTGTTCAGGCTCCAAAGAACCCATGCCGCGCTTTAGGTATTGGGTGTAAGCATCGCGGTAGCTTTCCTCCTTGCTTTTGTCAGGCGATTTTGTGGCGGTTGAAGTCCACTGTTGGCCCGTAGCATCACGCTGCTGGAAATGCCTTGCCGCCTGTTCAGCGGCGAAGCGTTCTGTCTTTTCCGTGGCTTGAATGGTGCGAGTTAGGGCGGCTTCGTCAGCCTCCATCTTCTCCCATTTGGACACCTCTTCCTGCGACATTGCGCGTGCTTCTTTTGCGGCGGCCTGTGTGATTTCTTGCATTTGGGTTACAATCGCCGCCCGCGAATCGTAAGCCTGCTGGATTCCTGTTACCATTTTGATCTTTAAATTTGTTTGTGATTGATTGCCGCCTTAAGTTGCAGCGAGCGGCTAAGTAAGTCGTATGTTTCAGCCATATCGGGCCGCAATTCCGTTGTCGTTGTTTTGGCAGCCTCCAAACTTCTTTTAGCCGCCGATGTGTCTGGATTGGCAGGGTAGGTAACTGCGCTTGCGTCTAGGACCGCGCCGACCCGCTTGATAATGCGGTGATCCTTGCCGTCCCGCATTTCCCATGTATCAGAAAGGATGTAAAACCCCCAACTTGATTGGTCAACGTCGCCACGCTCAAGTGCCACCTTGACATTTTGACCGTTTGGGCTGTCTGGTAATGTTGCCCGATACCACAATCCATTGTCATCAATGCCTACCGCTGCTGTCCCTGCTTTCGTGCGTCCCAATACGATGTTTGAATCGTGGTTGAACAGGATTCTAACGTCTGTCAGGTCTGCCCCTTCCAAAGCGCCACGGTCTACCGATTCTGTAAACCATCCCATATCGTAAGATGAGCCAAAGCGAAGGGCATACCCGAATAGTTCAGGTGCGCCGCTTTCCGCCGCCCTAAATTCCGCCTTTTCAGGATTGTAGCGCCGCTCAATCTGTTGCGTCGGCTGGCTCTTCATTGTCGGTGGTGTCTGTTCCATCTTCTGTGGTATTTTGGTCTTCAGAAGGGTCGCTAGATGCGTCCGTCTGTTGGTTCATTGTCGGGTTATATATTACGTCAGCGTCGTCAACCTTATCAAGATTTTCAAGGGACCTTACCTCATTCTGGGTTAACCATCCTGGTGTTGAAACGCTACCAAGCGCACGTGTATAGTATTCCGCACGGCTCTTTGTGTCGCCCCGAAGCATGCCATCTACATTGAACCGGAAATACATGCGTGCCTTTTCGTTTGCAAAAAGCAGTTTTCGGTTTAGCTCATTCTCCCACATTTTCAGATATGGCATGAGCGTATTGCGCACAAACTCTAAGGACTGGTGTTCGATGTTGTTGTTTGTGCTGCGCTCCAGGTCGCCGATCATGTGTGGCGGAACTCTATAAATAGAGCATATATCATTTCGGCTGAGTTTAGCCGTCTCCAGAAACATCGCGTCAGCGGGCTTCAGGGACAACGGCACAAACTCAAGTCCGTTTTCAAGCACTGGTGTTTTTCCTGCATTGTCCGACCCAGAGAAGCGTGAAGACCAAGAGGCCATAAGCCGTTGGCCTTCGTCTTGGGTCATCTTCATCGGGTGTTTAAGGTACCCGTTTATCAGAGTGCCATTTTTCCACAAACTGCCCTGCGTGTTCGTGGTAGCAATACCGAGGGCAATAGTTTCCCGGAATGTTTCAATTGGGGACTTCCCAATAATGCCGTCTGCCGACATCCCCTTGAGGTGTATAATGTCCTTGGCTGGGTATGGAAGTGATACCCCATTTACATTGTAGTACAATGCCCCGTCTGGAGTCAGAAATGGGGTAACGGCCAAAGAGTTTATAATTCGAAGCTCAATCGGTGCCCTGTTCCCGTTACGCACTATCAGCGCGTATGCGTTGCCGTGCAATGCTAGATGCAGCATCATGGTATTTCGGAAATCAAAGCTATGATACAGCTCTGAAGGCTCCGAAGCTACTAAGATGCTTCGATTGTCCGTGTCCATTGATTCAGCACCAATGGAAGTTTTTCTAAAAAGATTTACGGGAAGTGAGGCGATTGATTCGCCCAATACCTTGACGCAAGCATATAGCGCCGTATGTGTTAGTGCAGTCTCTTGCGTAACGGCTACGCCTGATTTTGTCGCTGGAGCCCACGAATCGAACATCCACCGCGAAGGTGATTGGAAAGTAGAACGAGCCTCTTTCCCGAAAAAAACAGATGCGATTCTTTGAAATAGGTTAGCCACTCAACGTAATGTTGATGCAAAGGTGAGGCCAGACGCAAATAAAAGTTGGAAATTAAATAACGGGTTATATCTTTGTCGGGTCGAATGACAAGCTAAGGGCAATTTAGCAAACAAGAATCTTTGTGCGTTTTAGTCTTTCCGTCGGATTGCC